TGAATTGAACGAAATACGATAATATGGAAATAAAATCTAACTATATACCACATAATTTCAGGAACAAGTATTTAAAGAATGTAGGTGGAAGTTATTCAAGTACAGTTTTACAGTCTACAGTATCAGGTGAAGCTGGTACTAAAGTTGTGGTAATTGATGATTTGGAAACTTCCAGTAAAGATAAGGCATTATCTGCCAATATGGGTAAATACTTGAATGAAAACAAACAAGATAAGAATGAATATGTAGATACAATAAATCAGTATTTAAGTACTGATTCTGATGTGAAATTTAACTCTGTCGCTGGCAAGAATGGAGAGTTTGCGGAGAAGTATCTTCATCAGGGGACTAAGATTATCGTTGAGGGTAGATGGCAGACAGGCAATTACACTAACAAGGACGGACAGAAAGTCTACACTAATGATTGTGTTGTTGAAAAACACGAATTTTGCGAAAGTCGTTCTAATCAGAAGAATAATAACAGTAATGGAATTATGGGCGGTAATGCTAGTTCAGACAGCTTTATGTCAATTCCAGATGGCGTAGCTGATGAGGGATTACCATTTGATTAAAGAGGTGTAAGTATGACAGAAAATGAAGCAATTAAAGAACTACAACTGAATATTGAATTGCCTTTTGGAAGTAATATATCAAGAGAAGCTACTCAACTTGCAATACAGGCACTTGAAGAAGTACAACAGTACCAGAAAATTGGCACACCGGAAGAATTACAGGATATGAAAAGCAATTATTTTGAAGCATTAAGCGATTGGCGTCAATATCGCAAGATTGGGACTTTGGAAGAGTGCAGGACAGCGAGAGAAAAGCAGATACCGAAGAAACCTATTTTAAAAAATGGAGAAACCGGGAGTTTTGTTGATTATGAGAATGGACACGGAGAATATAGAGTAACAAAATGGCAAGATTGGGTATGCCCTATTTGCGGTTGGTTTGTCGGACAGAGATATAATCGGTCTCAAAACCATTCACACGACCAAAGAAAATGTAATTACTGCAATGAGTGCGGTCAAAAAATTGATTGGAGTGATGAAGAATGAGACTGATTGATGCAGACGAGCTACTATTAAAACTTAACGAAATTTATGATGAGGCAGACGCAAAGTATCACGAAACAGATTTTGATAGTTTTTATGGTGGCAGTTGTTCAATGATACAGGAAGTTATAAAAGAAATCACAGAACAGCCAATAGCCTATGATGTGGATAAGGTTGTAGAGCAGTTAAAAACGGACTCTTCTGTAAAACTGTATGGAAGTGGCAACAGTAATAATTATCTTATTCCTCTTGAAAAGGTAATCGAGATAGTAAAGGCAGGTGGAAATATTGAATTATCAGAACATAGCAAAAGCCAAGGCGATAGAACAGGAAAATAAAAAGCGACTATTGAATCTGAATCCAAAGCTGAATGATAAAAGTGGGATATACTTCTTACTTAGAGAAGATGAAAACGGATTCAAGTACGCTTATATCGGACAGGCGGTACATACACTTAGTAGATTGGCAAGCCACCTTGTAGGATATGAACAGCATATAGACCTTAGTTTGAAACGCCACAAGCTGTACGACAAAGAGAAAAACCCTTATGGTTGGCGAGTTGAATTTCTGAATTTTCCTGAAAGCCAGCTTGACGAGAAAGAGAAGTATTACATCAAGCTATATGCCGATAAAGGCTATCAGCTTAGAAATGTCAGTTTAGGCGGTCAAGGAGAAAATCGTGCTAGTGGTTCAATAGGCGAGAGAAAAGCACCTAAAGGCTATATGCAAGGCATACAGCAAGGTAAAAAGGTGTTAGCAAGGGAATTATCTTCCATTGCAGAAAAGCACCTTATAATCCGTTTAAAGCCGGAAAAAGAGCATAACAAGGTATCGCAGAAGCAGTATGAGAAGTTTATGGATTTATTGAAAGTAGGTGATTCAGTTAAAAGATAACCAGTGCAGAGCTTACAAACACACATACAAATGCCCGAAAGACAAGTGTGACGGCTGTCATCGGCGCATGAGCAGATTCTATTTGATACAGGAAATTGTAGAAATTTTGATGAAATCAGACACACCAGTAGGAGCTAAAACATGGACAGACAAATGACTTTATTTGACTTTATGAGAGAGCCAGTTTCCATAACGAAGCCTATTCGATTAATAGAGCTTTTTGCTGGTTATGGAAGTCAAGCTATGGCACTAAAGAGAATAGGTGCTAAATTTGAGCATTACAGAGTTGTGGAGTTTAATAAGTATGCTATAGCAAGCTATAACGCAGTGCACGGCACAGATTTTCCTACAATGGATATAACTAAGGTTCATGCAGAAGATTTGAATATCTGCGACACAAATGCATTCACTTACTTACTTACTTACTCATTTCCTTGTACGGATTTATCAGTTGCTGGGAAACAAGCCGGAATGTCTAAGGGGAGTGGTACAAGAAGCGGTCTGTTGTGGGAAGTTGAGAGAATACTAACAGAAATCAGAGATAGCAACGGAGAATTGCCACAGATTTTATTCATGGAGAATGTGCCACAAGTACATAGTCAGGATAATATGCCTGATTTTAGAAAGTGGATAGATTTCCTTGAAAGCCTTGGCTACACAAATTACTATCAAGATTTAAACGCTAAAAATTATGGGGTAGCACAAAATCGTGAAAGGTGTTTTATGTTTTCATTCCTGGGCGAGTACAATTACCATTTTCCACAGCCTATACCACTCAAAAAGAAGTTGAAAGACTATCTTGAGGATAATGTAGATGAAAAGTATTACATCAACAATGAAAAGGCTGGCAAACTGATAAAACAGCTTATTGACAACGGCACATTACCAAGTACA